GGTGTATCTACTCAAATAAATAATAGAACATATTACCTTGGACAGTCATTTACCAATGGTGTTTCCAATCCAGAAGTCAAAAAGTATTCTGGAAATATAATTTATGTAGATAATAGACCTTCAATTACAAGATCTATTAATCAAAAAGAAGATATTAAAGTTATTTTGCAATTCTAAGGAATCATGCCCCAGGAAACTAACCTCAACGTCTCACCATACTTTGACGACTTTGACTCAACAGAAAATTATCATAAGGTTTTATTCAAACCAGGATATCCTGTCCAAGCAAGAGAATTAACTACTATTCAATCTATTCTTCAAAATCAGATTGAAAAGTTTGGAAATCACGTTTTCAAAGAAGGAGATTCTGTAACTGGTGGTGGTATTCATTATGCAAATACATTTAATTCAGTATTAATTGAAAGGTCATTTTCTGGAATTTCAGTATCCAATTATCTTTCGGACTTACTCAATAAGGTAGTTATTGGTTCAGTTTCTGGGGTAAGGGCAAAAATAAAAGCATATCTGAATAGATCTGCTTTTCCCGGAGAACCTTATACTCTCTATGTAAATTACTTAGAATCTTCAAACGATAATGAGAAATTTTTCGATGGAGAATCCTTAATTATTGAGGAAGGTTTATCAAATAATACAATAACAATTCAACCGGGTGAAAGTATTGCAAGTATTTTACCAGAAAATGCATTATCTATAGCATCTGCAGCAACTTTATCCGCTGGTGTTTATTATATTCGTGGGTATTTTATTGAGTTGCCAGAACAAACAATAATTCTTGAACCTTATAATAACCTTCCAACTTATAGAATTGGTTTAGAAGTATTTGAAGAAATTATAAATTCTGATATTGACGATTCCTTAAATGATAATGCCAAAGGATTCTCAAATTATACTGCACCTGGAGCTGATAGATTAAAGATTAGTGCATTTCTCACTAAAAAACCTGTAGACAATGTTAAGTATGAAAACTTTATTGAGTTGATGATTGTTCGTGATGGCACAATCACGTCAGTAAGAAAAGATACACAATATAACGAATTATCGAAAGAATTTGCAAGAAGAACTTATGATGAATCTGGAGACTACTATGTAATCCCTGCAGGAATACAGGTAAAGGAAACTTTAAATGATTTAAAGGGTAATAAAGGAGTATTTTTTGAAAATCAAACAACTTATAATAATAATGTTCCTAATGATGATTTGGGAACTTATATTGTAAGTCCGACAAAAGCTTATGTTCAAGGGTATGAAGTAGAAACAATTAGTCCAGTATACTTAGATTTTCCAAAACCAAGAACTACAAAAAATCTTGAGAATCAAAGTGTAAATTATTTAACTGGTCCAACCTATTCATTGAATAGAGTCAGTGGTTCTCCAATTATTGGAATTTCAACATCATATACTGTAAGTCTAAGAAGTGATAGAATTGGTGTAACAACAACATCGGCAGCGGGCAAAGAAATTGGTGTTGCTAGAGTTTACGATTTTGCATTAGAATCCGGATCTTATGATTCTACTAATCCAAATACAAATGTCTGGGACGCATCATTCTATGATATTCAAACATATACGGAAATAACATTAAATAGACCAATCACATTATCAACACCAACTTACATTAAAGGAAAGTCTAGTGGTGCTGTAGGATTCTTAAGATACTCGGCATCTAACTCAGGAATTATCACAGCATATAACACAAAAGGATTTTTTGCTGTTGGAGAAAGTTTTATATTTGATGGTATAGAAAATAACAGAGTATCTACTGCAGTAACTTCATATTCAACTGGTGATGTAAAATCTATATATGGAATTGTTGGAACTGCCTCAACTTTTAATGCAGATGTAGTTCAATCCACTTTGAGTGAAATTGGACTTGTTAATATTAGTGCATCTAGTGGTGGTGTTAGTACAGTAACAAGTGCAAACTTATCCAAATATTTCGTTGGGGTTGCAACTGTTGGAAATATTGTTGCATATTCAAATCCAGGATTGACAATTCCAACTTTCTCAAAAGTAGTGTCAGTATCACAAAACTCGATTGTAATTTCTGCTGTAACAACGGTCTCTGGAGTTTGTGATGGTGGTCTTCCATCAACTACAATTAATCCTAGCGATTTTAGAGTATTAACCTCCAATTTCCAGTCCTCTGTAGATAATACTTTATATACAGCATTACCAAAGAGAAATATTGCTTCTGTAGATTTAACATCATCAAACTTACCAATTAAAAAACAGTTTGATGTAAATATTGTTTCAAATTCAACAGGAGCAATAACATCTGGTTCATCAGATGAAACTTTCTTACCATTTGATGAGGAAAGATATGTTTTAATTAGATCTGATGGATCAACAGAACCTCTAAGTTCAGACAAGTTTGTTTTCACTAATGGTGGAACAACATTAACAATTAATGGCCTTGGTTCTAATAGTTCTGCAAAATTAATTGCTACATTAAGAAAAACAAATATAAAGTCAAAAGTAAAAAATAAAAACAGAGTAAAAACTATAACGGTTTCCAAATCAAAATATTCACAATCTGGTATTGGTGCATCAACTTTGAATGATGGTTTGACTTTTGGATCAGGATACGGAACTAGAGTTCAAGATGAGGAAATATGTTTACTTGTACCTGATGTATTTAAAATTCATGGAATTTTTGAGTCAAGTGGAACTTCTGATGCAACATTACCAACTTTAAGTTTAACATCTCTGAGTGGACCAACAAATAAAACAGGTGATCTTTTAGTTGGAGAGGAATTTGTTGGACAAGATAATAAATTTGTTGGACTCTACGTTGGAAAAGTTGATGATTTAACAATTAATTTTACCACATTAAATTCAAATAATTTAACGATTGGTGAAGTAATTACTTTTAAAGAATCCGGCATAACTGCAATAGTAACTGATAATAATATTGGCGATAATAACATCACATCAAACTTCATATTTGATAATGGTCAACGAGATACAATTTATGATTATTCTAGAATAATCAGAAAACCATCTTCTAAAGAACCAACAAGAAGGTTAAAAATTGTATTTGAGTATGCTGATTTTTCATCTTCCGATACTGGAGATATTACAACAGTAAATTCATATGAACAATTTGATTACTGTGATCTTCCATTCATTAACTCGATCAGAACATCGGACATAATTGATATTAGACCTAGAGTTTCAGAATTTACTTCATCAACTCTTTCTCCATTCGAATTCCAAGCTAGAGATTTTACTTCACAGGGCAACTCTGCATCAAATGTTCTTGCATCCGATGAGTCAATCCTTCTAGACTATTCTTTCTATTTGCCAAGAATTGATAAAATTTTCTTGAGTAAAGATGGTGTATTCCAATTAGTAAATGGAGTACCAGAAGAAACTCCATTGCCTCCAAATATTATTGAAAACACCTTAGAGGTTGCAACTCTAACCTTACCAGCTTATCTATGTGATATTGATGAAGTAAGTGTTAGTTTGAAACAACACAAGAGATATAGAATGTCTGATATTAGTAATCTTGAGACTAGAATTACTAATTTAGAATTCTATACTTCACTTTCTCTTTTAGAATCTGATACGTCCAATCTTTATATTAGAGATGCTGATGGACTGAATAGATTTAAATCAGGTTTCTTTGTTGACGATTTCTCATCAACAACATCACAAATTAAAAAGACAATTGTTAAAAATAGTATTGATGTTAAAAACTCTGAGTTAAGACCTTCACACTACACCACAGAACTTGATTTAGTTCTTGGATCAAATGCTTTGATTGGAATTGGAACAGCTGCAAGTCCACAAATTGACCAAAGATTTGTTACAGATTTGGATGGTATTGGTGTAAGAAGAACTGGTAGGGTTTTGACTCTCCAATATGCTGAAGTCGAACATATATCTCAACCATTTGCAACAAGAGTTGAAAATGTAACTCCATACTTAGTTAACTACTACTATGGAACAATTGAACTTAACCCATCATCTGATGTTTGGGTAGATACTACAAGGCTTTCTGCAAAAACTACGTCTGTTGATGGAAATTATAACGAAACTGTTGCCCAATTAACAGCAGGAGGATTTGATCCTCAAACTGGATATGGTCCAGTAATATGGGGTTCATGGGAGACAACTTGGACTGGAGAGAATACTAAAAATTATTCTGAAGAGTCTTGGCAAGGGGTAAATTTAATTAGAACAGATTATCAAACAACTACAAAAACAGGAACACAAACCAGAACTGGAACAAGACAAGTATTTAAAGAAGCATTTGATAATGTTAGTCTTGGCGATTCTGTAGTAAGTACACAATTAATTCCTTTTGTAAGATCTAGAAACATTGAGTTCACTTCTAAGAGACTAAAACCAATCACAAGAGTTTATGGTTTCTTTGATGGTATTGATATTAATCAATATATTATTCCAAAGTTGATAGAAATAAACATGGTTTCTGGATCTTTCCAGGTTGGAGAAACCGTAAGTGGAGAAGTTGAAAATGGACCATCTATAACATTCAGAGTTTCTCAACAAAACCACAAGTACGGTCCATATAATAACCCAACTGATGTATATACAATCAATCCATATGATAGAAATAGAACCATACCGAGTTCATATTCTTCAACTTCAACCTTAATAAACGTTGATACATTTAGTTTGTCTGAAAAGTCTCAAAATGAATTCTTTGGTTACATTCAAGTTGGAATGAAACTAAAAGGGCAAACAAGTGGGGCTCAAGCAACTATATCAAATATTAGATTAGTTACTGATAGTGTGGGAACTGTAATTGGATGTATCTATATTCCAAATCCCAACATTGACAACAATCCCAGATTTGAATCTGGAACTAAACTTTTTAGACTCACTAGTAGTAATACAAATACACAAATTCCAGGATTTGTTTCCACTAGTGCTGAAGAAAGATTTGAATCTAAAGGTTCACTGAATAAAGTACAAGAAAATATCCTTTCTGTTAGAAGTATTAGATTTGAATCTACCTTGCAACAAGAATCTAATTCAACAAGCGCAACGAATACTTCCGTTGTTGGAACAACTCTAGTTAGAACTCAAAATCCACCAACTCCACCTCCAATAGACCCACTTACTCCAACACCAACTCAAACGACGACACCAACTCAAACGACGACACCAACTCAAACGACGACACCAACTCAAACGACGACACCAACTCAAACGACGACACCGGGTGAAAATATTTTTGTTCCCGTTACTGCAACAACTCAATCAACAGTAGCTGAAACTTCATCAGATCTTGATCCTTTTGTATTGAAATCGGTACAGTCAGCCTATGTTGACTATCTTGGAAGAAGACCAGAGACTAGTGGAGAACGTTATTGGGCAAAGACTAGGTTTGAAGAACTTAGGGCTCAAGGAAAAAGTACTTTGGATGCTGTTAGTCAAATTCAAACAGATATTGCCAATGGTGTAGAAGCAACAGTACTTGGAAAAGGTGTCATTGCAAAACAACAAGACCAATTTAAAATTACACAAACTTCACCAACCCCAGGAGTAACAGTAACAAGTCAAGCGGTTCAGGGATCTTCATCATCATCTGTACCACAATTGGCATTAGAAGCAAATTCAGCTTTAATTATTGCAGCATATCAAGAATTCCTTGGTAGAAAAGAAGGTCCATCACAACAAGAAATTAATGATTGGTTAAGTGCATCTGTAGATGGAAGAGTTTCTGGAATTAGAGGAGCGATAGAAAGTATTAAAATTATTGGTCAAAGAGATTTTGGTTATGGTAAAAATTCTTGTGTATTAGATCCTCTTGCACAATCATTCTTTATCGAACCAGAATCTGGAATTTTTGTTACTTCTGTTGATCTTTTCTTTAGATCAAAAGATGCAACACTACCCGTCATTGTTCAGTTGCGTCCAATGCAACTTGGACTTCCAACCGAACAAATATATCCTTTTGGTGAAGTTGTAATTGATGCAAAAGACGTTAATGTTTCTGAAGATGGTAGTCTTGCGACAAGAGTAACGTTTGAATCTCCCGTTTATCTCACTGGGCAGCAGTATCATTCTCTTGTTGTTCTTTCATCTAGTAATGAATATACAGTTTGGATTTCAAGACTAGGTGAAGTAGATATTTCCACTGCAAATCAAGTAGAATCTAGACAAGTTGTTGTTACAACACAACCACTTCTTGGGTCTTTGTTCAAGTCTCAAAATGGATCAACTTGGAATGCAAGTCAATATGAAGATATTAAGTTTACATTAAATCGTGCAATATTTGCAAATAGTGGAAGTGTTAATTTCTACAATCCTGTTCTTGATATTGATAGTGACCAGACACCATTCTTACTCAAAGATACTTTAGAACTTTCATCTAAGAGGATTAGAGTTGGATTAGGATCTACTGTACAAGATTCTGGACTTACTTTAGGTAATACAGTAACCCAATTTGGTTCAAATGCTAGAGGAATTTATGTTGGTTCTGCAGGCACTGCAACAGGAAACTTAACTATAACCAACTCAGGAATAGGTTATACGCCATCATCTGGTTCTACTGTGTATTCCAATGTTTCCCTAACAAATGTAACTGGATCTGGAAGAAATGCAACAGCAAATATTACTATCAGTAATGGAGTTGCCATTGCTGCTACAATTTCTAATGGCGGAACTGGATACTCTGTTGGTGATGTACTAACAGCAACTCAGATTGGAATTACATCTCTTGGGAGAAATCTTAGACTTTCAGTTACTAATATAACTGGAATCAATGAACTTGTTCTTGATAATGTTCAAGGAGATTTCTTAGTCGGTGCTGGCGGAACTGTGAGGTATACAAACAACCTAGGAATAACAACTACTCTGAATGCAAGCACTGGTGGCAATGTGTTGATTCCAACGGCTCCAACTATCGTTACTGACGGTTTACACATTAAAGTGAACCAAAAGAATCATGGTATGCACTCATCTCTCAATAGAGTTCAGATATCTAATGTCACCAGCGATATTGCACCAACAAGACTAATTGCAGATTATGCATCAACATCAACTTCAACTATACTGGTTGCAGATTCCACAAACTTTGGGACATTTGAAAATGTTGGGGTTGGAACAACAAATCCAGGTTATGCAAAAATAGGTCAAGAAATTATTTCTTACACCGGTGTTTCCACAAATTCACTAACTGGAATTACAAGATCAGTTGATTCAACTCTTGCGTTTAATTATACAACTAGAGATTTTGTTTACAAGTATGAATTAGGTGGAGTTTCTCTGAGAAGAATTAACAAAGTTCATGATCTCTCAGATGCAACTGTGTCTGATTCTATTGGTCTTGACCATTATAATATTAAACTGAATATGTCAACAAATGGAGTTGATAGATCTGTTGGTACAAGTTTACCAAAACTCTATCTAAATGAAACTAAATCTACTGGTGGAGATAAGATTAAGTCAACGGAAAATATTCAATATGAAGTCATAACCCCAATAGTTGAAAATATAACTCCTGTAGGAACAAACATTAGTGCCTCTATTAGAACAGTAAGTGGAACAAGTGTTAATGGCTCTGAAATTTCTTTTGTTGATAAAGGATTTGAAAATATTACTCTGAAGGGAGTAAATTATTTAAGTTCTCCAAGATTGATTGCCTCCAGAGTTAATGAGACAAATACACTGACAACTTTACCTGGAAATAGATCATTCACAATGGCATTGAACTTAAATAGTACAAATTCTGCATTATCTCCAGTCGTTGACTTGCATCGTGTTGCAATGATTCTTACATCTAATAGAGTCAATCAACCAATCACAAATTACATAACTGACAACAGAACTTCAACTATAATTGATGATCCAAATGCATTTGTTTATGCAATAAACCCAATTTCTCTTGAATCTCCTGCAACATCAATTAAAGTATATGTTTCCGCATACTTGAATGTTTATAATGATGTAAGAGCATTCTATGCAATTGCAAAAGATTCATCCGAAGAATTAATTTATTATCCTTTCCCAGGATATTCAAATCTTCTTCAATCTGGTCAAGTTATTGATATTTCAAATAGTGATGGATCTTCAGACAAGTTTGTACCAAGATCTGATACTTTGGCATTGATTAGTGATCAAGCACAATTTACAGATCTTGAGTTTACAATTGACAACTTGCCGACATTTAGATACTTTAGTGTCAAGATTGTTGGAACTTCAACAAATCAAGCATATCCACCTAGACTTAGAGATCTTAGAACTATTGCTCTCGCATAATTATGAATTACGCAAAGGTAGAGGGTCACGTAAATTTAGTACGTGACCAAAAAACAAAAGCAATTTTAAATACAGACATGAATGAATATAATAGTTATATTGCATTAAGAGATTCAAAAAAATCTCATGAGGAGAAAATAAATCATATTGAAAATGATTTATCAAATTTAAAAAGTGATATTAACGAAATTAAAAATCTTTTGAGAGGATTGGTAGATGGACCCAGATAAAGTAAATTTGGAAAATTTAAATAAAATGTTTGAATATGAAAAACTTGCAAGGGATATAGATAGTATAGATGATATTAGTGAAGTTAGAAATCTCGCAAAATGTTATATTAAATTATATTTAAAGCAACAAGAAGTCGTATCTAAATTCTAATGGCACAACCATCTACTAGACAAGAATTAATTGATTATTGTAAAAGAAAACTGGGAGCTCCAGTTTTGGAAATTAACGTTGCGGATGAACAAATTGAAGACTTGGTAGATGATGCCGTTCAATTTTTTCAAGAGCGTCATTTTGATGGTGTATATCCAACATTTTATAAGTATAAAGTAACGCAAGCAGATATCGATAGAGGAAGAGCAAAAGGATTAAGTCAAAATAGTGTTGGAATTGTTACAACAACGGTTAGTACAAACATAGTAGGAACTGCTACTACTTTTAATTATTACGAAAATAGCAATTATCTCCAAGTTCCCCCCAATATCATTGGAGTAAACAAAATTTTTACTTTTGATGGTGCTAACACTATTACTCACAATATGTTTAGTGTCAAATATCAGTTGTTTTTGAACGATATTTACTATTGGGGAACTACTGAACTTTTGAGTTATGCAATGGTTAAGACATATCTAGAGGACTTAGATTTTCTATTAAACACACAAAAACAAATTAGATTCAATAAAAGACAAGATAGACTATATCTTGATATTGATTGGGGTTCGGTAACAGAAAATCATTATTTTGTTATTGATTGCTATTCAACTCTAGATCCAAATGATTATTCAAGAGTTTGGAACGACTCCTTCTTAAAACCATATTTGACTGCTTTAATTAAGAGGCAGTGGGGTCAAAATATGATGAAGTTTACTGGAGTAAAACTTCCCGGTGGAGTAGAATTAAATGGTAGACAAATGTATGATGACGCTCAAAGAGAAATAGACATATTAATGGAAAAAATGTCGAATACTTATGAACTTCCACCACTAGATATGATCGGATAATCATATGCTTAATCCTTTTTTTCTCCAAGGTTCTAAAACAGAGCAAGGTTTAATCCAAGACCTAATAAATGAACAACTTAGAATGTATGGAATTGACGTACATTATCTACCAAGAAAATATATTACAGAAAAAACAGTTATAAAGGAAGTTATAGAATCAAAGTTTGACAACGCATATCCGATAGAAGCGTATATTGATTCTTACGATGGATATGGTGATAATCCCACTATTCTGTCAAAATTTGGTATTCAGGCTTTAAATGAGATTACTTTGATAATCTCCAGAGAGAGATTTAAAAATTATATTTCACCTCTCATAAAGGATCAGGCAAACGTAAAATTATCGTCAAGACCCAAAGAAGGAGATTTAATTTATTTTCCGTTGGGGGATCGTTTATTTGAAATTAAATACGTTGAGCACGAAAAACCTTTTTATCAACTCCAGGGGTTATACACTTATGAGTTAAGGTGCGAACTCTTTAGATATGAGGATGAAATTATTGATACAAGCATTGAAGAAATTGATGATAATGTCAGTGGAAGTATTGGTGAAGATAGTAAACCAATTGGAGTTGTACAAAAACTCACCATGGTTGGCGTTGGTGTAACCGCAACGGCAATTGTTCAAATTGTAAATGGTGGTATTACATCAATAATAGTAACAAATCGTGGTGGAGGATACACTAGCACACCTACTGTAGGAATATCATCTGCACCTATGGGAGGTAGAACTGCATCTGCTATTGCAAAAATGATTGGTGGAATAGTTGTATGCAATGACAATACCAATCCTTCTGCACAATCTGTTCAAAGTGTAGAGATAATTAATGCCGGTTACGGATACACTATATCTCCTGGAGTGAGGTTTATTGGAGGTGGTGGAAATGGTGCAACAGGAATTGCATCAATAGGAAATGGTGTGGTAGGAATAGTTACTGTTACAAATTCTGGTTCAGGATACGCAACTCCCCCATCAATTATTTTTACAGGAATTTCTTCAGTTTCAGCTGCTGCGACTGCTGTTGTTTCCGCTGCAGGTACAATATCTCAGATTAGAATAACAAATTCCGGCCTTGGATATACAGTCGCTCCAACGATAACTATAGGATCTCCAAATGTTGGAGGAATAGGAACATTTATATTTAATGAGGTAGTTACAGGATCTCAGAGTGGAGTAACAGCAAGAGTAAGATCCTGGAACGCAACAACCAATGTTCTTGAAGTATCAAATATAAATGGTGAATTTGTTGTTGGAGAAAATCTTGTCGGAACAGCATCAAGTGCTTCGTATCAATTGAGGTTAATAGATACGCTTATAATTAAAGATGGATTTGCCAATAATGATGAAATTGAAACTGAGGCTGATAAAATTATCGATTTTAGTGAGGGGAACCCCTTTGGAATTCCATAAATAGAAGTTATTATTGCACATAATAACTTCTAGGTTTATAAAATATGTTTGAATACTTTTATCACGAAATTTTAAGAAGAACTGTAATTGCTTTTGGGTCTTTGTTTAATGAAATAAGCATTAAACACGCAAACAATAATGGGGTGGTTACTAACGTAATTAAAGTTCCTCTTGCATATGGACCAACTCAAAAGTTTCTCGCAAGACTAGAACAGTCCCCAGATTTAAATAAACCTGTTCAAATAACATTACCAAGAATGTCATTTGAATTTACTGGTTTGACTTATGATCCATCTAGAAAGTCAACAACTACACAGACATTTACTTCTAAGTCTGCAACTGACGGAACAGAAACTAAAAAAACATATCTTCCGGTTCCTTATAATATGCAATTTGAACTTAGTATTATGTCAAAGATAAATGATGATGCTTTGCAAATTGTTGAACAAATTTTACCATATTTTCAACCAGCTTATACTATAAGTGTTGAACTGGCAGACATAATTAATGAAAAAAGAGATGTTCCAGTAATTCTCGAAAACATTACGATGCAAGATGATTATGAAGGTAATTTCACAACGAGAAGGGTATTAATTTATACACTAAGATTTACTGTAAAAACATATTTGTTCGGCCCAGTTTCTTCAGCATCAAAAGATATTATCAAAAAAACTACTATCGGATATGTTGTTGGAGATACTACAAACACTCCAACAAGAGAAATTGTTTACTCTTCCGAACCAAGGGCTATTAAAAATTACACTGGAACTATTCTAACAAATTTAGCGGAAGATATTACATCAGAAGATACGCTCATTGTAGTTAATAGTGCAAGTTCGATCAACACAAATACCTACTTGGATATTGAAGGCGAAGAAGTTTATGTAAAACTTGTATCCGGCAATGTTCTTACTGTTGAAAGGGGTAAAGATGGAACTACTGCCACACCTCACTTATCTGGAGCTCCAGTTAAGTCCATTACCGCTCAAGATAATGCGTTGATAGAAGATGGCGATGATTTTGGATTTAGTGGAACAGTCTCTTGAGTATTATGAAAATGACAAAAAAATTTGACGGATTAAATGAAGCTTTCAACGTTGATGGTGAAATAGTTCCTGCTGAAAATAAAATTGAAATTGGCAAAATGGAAACTATATTACCAACCGCTGATGATATTAAAAAAGATTATGATTATACTAGGGGAAATTTATATTCTCTTATAGAAAAAGGTCAAGAAGCAATTAATGGTATTCTTGAACTAGCACAAGAAAGTGAGATGCCTCGTGCTTACGAAGTTGCGGGACAACTAATTAAAAATGTTGCAGATGCCACTGACAAATTAATGGATCTTCAAAAGAAATTAAAAGATATTGAGGAAGAGAAAGTTAGTAAAGGTCCAACTACAGTAAACAATGCTTTGTTTGTTGGTTCTACTGCAGAATTAGCAAAACTTTTAAAACAACAGGCCCAAAATGAAAACATTTAAACAATTTCAAGAAGATTGGTCTAATAAATATAAAAAGAGTATTGATTGCTCAAGTCCAAAAGGATTCTCTCAACGCGCTCATTGTGCAGCGAGAAGAAAAAGAGCAAAAGGTGAGCAGACTAAATCGAAACCTGTTGAATAATGCCCAAGATCAAGTCACACAAAACAGTTGAGCAAATTGCAAAGAAACATCGTATGGATGTTTCTTTCATACAAAAGCAACTTGATATGGGTGAACCTATTGAACATGAACATACAAAAGATCACAAACTTGCTCGTGAGATTGCTCTCCAACATTTAGATGAAATTCCAGATTATTATACTCGCTTGAAAAAAATGGAAGCAGATGCCAAAAAGCATCATAAAAAGTTTAAAGATATCAAAGAAGAAGGTCTTCGTGATTGGTTTGGTAAATCAAAATCAAAAGATGGTAAATCTGGTTGGGTAAATGTTGTTACTGGTGGAACATGTGCAAGTGACGAACCTGGAGAGGGAACACCTAAGTGCGTCTCTTCGGCAAAAAGAGCAAGCATGACTCCCGCAGAAAGACTTTCGGCATCAAGAAGAAAGAAAGCAGCAGATCCTGGACAGCAACAGAAAACAGGAGCTGCAAAACCAACATATGTTTCTACAGATTCACCCAGAAAGAAAATGAAAGAAGAAATGGAACTACAAGAAGCAAAAGATAAACCAGGTAAAGGTAGTGGTAAAAAAGACGCTTGTTATCATAAAGTAAAGTCTCGTTATAGTGTTTGGCCAAGTGCATATGCATCTGGTGCTTTGGTAAAATGTCGTAAGGTTGGTGCCGATAATTGGGGAACTAAATCCGAAGCGGTAGAAGAACAAAGATATTGTCCATTATGTGATAAAAGAGAAACTAGGTCAGAGTGTTCTTATGGTGGAAAGGCATGGGATAAAGTTTCCATCAAAGACCACGAATATTCTATGGCAAGATCTGAACTTAAAACCATTGCAGATGCAGTAAAAAGACTTCAAATGAAAGTTGGTAAGGGTGAAGGTGACTTGGAAGCATGGGTTCAATCAAAAATTACTAAAGCAGCAGATTATATTGATACTGCCGCAGATTATGTTGCAAGTGGAGAAATGGAGGAGCAAAAATTAGTTGATAAAATTATGGATGAAATGAAGTGTTGGCCTGGATATAAGAAGAAAGGGACTCAAACACTTTTTGGTAAAAAATATAATCGCTGCGTAAAAGCGGAAGATGTGTCAATTGAGGATGCGAATGGAAACACTTTTGCAGAAGTTGTTGATCTGATTGAACCAGAACCCATCAAAGGATTTAAGTCTCAAGTAGAGGAAGCAACTAGACTTCAAGCACAAACTGGAAATGTTATCGGAGTCACTCTTTCCTGGAGAGGAAAATATTATTCCCTTAAGATGTTCTTTCCGCAGATTAAAACTCCATCAAAAAAAGAAATTAATGATGAACTTCAAAAAGTTTATCCCGGATCAATAGTTGTTTCCCATTCAATATCAGAAATTCAACCAGGACAACCATTAATTCAAACCTTTGGTCCTCAAGGTGGATCTTTTGGATTTCCTGGACCATCAAAAAAATATGTAAAACCTTATGGTGAACAAGTTGAATTTGATGAAGATTGGCAAAAAGTAAATCGACAAGATAAAACTGCAGGGTTAAGTCAAAAAGCTGTTGATGCATATCGTAGAGAAAATCCAGGCTCAAAACTTCAAACAGCAGTTACTGAAAAAAATCCAGAAGGTAAAAGAGCAAAACGTCGTGCTTCATTTTGCCGACGTATGAAAGGTATGAAATCAAAATTGACTTCAGCAAAAACTGCAAGAGATCCTGATAGCAACATTAATAAAGCACTTAGACGTTGGAATTGTAATTAATATTAGAGGTTTATTATGAGTGATGTTTATCTTGGTAATCCGCTTTTAAAAAAAGCAAATACTCCTATTGAATTTACTCAAGAGCAAATTCTTGAATTTGTTAGGTGTAAAGATGATCCTGTTTATTTTGCGAATAATTACGTAAAAATTGTAACTCTAGATCATGGACTTCAAACTTTTAAACCATATCATTTCCAAGAGAAGTTAATTAATAATTTCCACAATCACAGATTTAATATCTGTAAGATGCCACGACAGACTGGCAAATCTACTACTGTGGTATCTTTTTTGTTACATTATGCAGTATTCAATGACAATGTAAATATAGGCATTCTAGCGAACAAGGCAGCAACTGCAAGAGAACTTTTGGATAGATTGCAGACTGCTTATGAAAATTTACCAAAGTGGATGCAACAAGGAATTATCTCTTGGAATAAAGGTTCTCTAGAACTTGAAAATGGTTCTAAGATTTTGGCAGCATCAACTTCTGCCTCTGCTGTTCGAGGAATGTCATTTAACATTCTGTTCTTGGACGAATTTGCATTCGTTCCAAATCACATTGCAGATTCATTCTTTGCATCCGTATATCCCACAATTACTTCAGGTAAACAAACCAAGGTTATAATTGTTTCTACGCCACATGGTATGAATCATTTCTACCGAATGTGGCACGATGCGGAAAAAGGTAAGAATGAATATGTATTCACAGATGTTCATTGGAGTGAAGTTCCTGGAAGAGATGAAGAGTGGAAGGCTCAGACAATTGCAAACACTTCAGAACAACAATTCAAAGTTGAGTTTGAATGTGAATTTTTAGGATCCGTCGATACTCTTATTGCACCGTCAAAATTAAGATCATTTGTATACGACCACCCAAAGACACGCAGTGCTGGTTTAGATGTTTATGAAGATCCCCAAGAGAATCACGATTACCTAGTCACTGTAGACGTTGCTAGAGGCGTGGGAAACGATTATTCTGCATTTGTCATAGTTGATATAACTCAGTTTCCTCATAAGGTAGTTGCAAAATATAGAAATAATGAAATTAAACCCATGCTATTTCCAAGTATCATTCATGAAGCAGCGACTGCATATAACAACTCTTATATTTTATGTGAGGTTAATGATGTTGGGGATCAAGTCGCAAGTATTATACAATATGATTTAGAATACAATAATTTACTCATGTGTTCAATGAGAGGTAGAGCAGGTCAAATTGTAGGTCAAGGATTTTCTGGAAAGAAAACTCAACTTGGAGTCAAGATGTCCAAAACGGTAAAGAAAGTTGGATGTCTCAATTTAAAAACAATGATAGAGGAAAATAAATTATTTTTAAATGACTATGATATCATTAGTGAACTGACAACGTTTATCCAAAAACATAATTCATTTGAGGCTGAAGAAGGATGTAATGATGATCTTGCCATGTGTCTTGTAATATATGCTTGGTTGGTCGCTCAGGACTATTTTAAAGAACTTACTGATCAGGATGTTAGAAAAAGACTTTATGAAGAGCAGAAAAATCAGATAGAACAAGATATGGCACCTTTTGGGTTTGTTTCCGATGGATTAGATACCAATAGTTTTGTAGATCAAGAAGGAGATAGATGGTTTGTTGATGAGTATGGAGATCGCTCATATATGTGGGATTATTTGACATGATAGATTTGGATAAACAATTAAATTTGGGGCATTTACTTCTTACCGATAGAAAATGTAGAGTTTGTGGAGAAAATAAAAATTTAATTGATGGATTTTATAGAACAAGAAAGGATAGAGGACCGGTAGCATCATCCTTTTCTTATGAATGTAAAGAATGTACAATAAGTAGAGTTATTAAAACCAACAAAAAAACATATAATACGATGGTCTGGGAATATCCCGACTGGTAAATGTTCGCGTCACGTTTCCCCCATGTAAAGTAACTTTTTAATAAATAATTTTAAACAAACTGAGATTTACGGAGAAAAACATGGCGACTCCTCAATTATCTCCAGGCGTACTCGTCAGAGAAGTTGATTTAACTGTAGGGAGAGCTGATAATGTAATAGATAATATCGGAGCAATTGCGGGTCCTTTTGCAATTGGTCCTGTTGACGAACCAATTGATATTACCACAGAACAAGAATTAATCAACACTTTTGGAAAACCACTTTCAACAGATGCTCAATATGAGTATTGGATGAGTGCATCTTCTTTCCTTTCATATGGTGGCATTCTTAAAGTTGTTAGAACTGATGGATCATCTTTAAACAATGCAAACTCAACAAGAGCTGGTGTAAGCAGTTCAGTTCTTAAGATCAAGAATTATGATGATTACAATGCAAACTATTCTGATGATACGGTGACTTGGGGCATTGCTGCAAAGAATCCAGGTGCTTGGTCTAACAATCTTAAAGTTTGTGTAATTGACGATAAAGCAGATCAAACTTTATCAATTGGATCCACTGCAGGTATTAGTGTTGGTTTTGGAGTTACTACTACTCTCACCAATCAAGTCATCGCAGGATCTGGTTCTACCAGCACCTTTACTGGGTATCTGAAAGGAATCATTACCGGAATCGGTGCAACAACTATTGATGTTAAGATCGTTTCTCGTGTAAGTTCTGCTGGTATAGAAACCTCAGTTACTTATGCACAAAGAGATCAATCTTTATCATTCAGACCAGGTAACACGGTTTCAGTAATCAATGCTTCTGGTGTTGGAATTTTAACTGCAACATTAGGTTCTGCAGAGACCGACGCAGTAGATTGGTACAATCAACAAACTCTTGGACTGGTAAACTCTACAGTTTTCTGGAGTTCAATTGCACCAAAACCAATCTCAAGCAACTACTCACTTTCAAGACAAGGAAAGAACGACGGTATTCACGTTGTAGTAGTTGATGACACTGGTTCAGTAACAGGAATACAAGGCAATCTTCTCGAAAAGCATCTCTTCTTGTCTAAGGCATCTGACGCAATTTCTGCAGAAAATGCACCACAGAAGGTATTCTGGAAGGATTATCTTGCACTGAACTCTGCATACATCTATGCAGGCGATAACCCATCTGACGGTTCCGATGGTTTCGTAGCAGTTTCTGGATTTAGTTCTGGATTTAGTGGAATTACAACTGCAGCAGGAACTTGGAATAGAGATGCTCAAGGAGTTACCTTTAATGTAATCGGTAATACCTCGTATACCTTAACTGGTGGTGTTGATTATTCTGCATCAAACGGAATGACAGCAACTCTCGGTAATCTGATTACTTCATACAATCTCTTCTCAAACAGAGATGAAATTCAAGTTGATTACTTAATTTGTGGTCCTGGTTTAGCTAATAAGACAGATTCACAAGCAAAAGCAAATCAACTGATTGCAATTGCAGAATCAAGAAAGGATTGTATTGCGGTCATTTCTCCTCATCGTGCAGACGTTGTTGATGTAACAAACACCACAACACAAACAAATAATATAATTCAGTTCTTTGCTCCACTTTCATCTTCTTCTTATGCAGTGTTTGATAGTGGTTATAAGTACACTTATGATAGATTTAATAATAAATTCCGCTACATTCCATGCAATCCAGATATTGCAGGTTTGATGGTTAGAACTAACATTCTTGCATATCCTTGGTTTTCACCTGCTGGCCAACAAAGGGGAATTTTGAATAATGCTATTAAGCTTGCATATAATCCCAATAAAGCGCAAAGGGATCAACTTTATCCAGTTAGAGTTAATTCCATTGTCAATCAACCAGGAATAGGTATTCTTCTCTTTGGAGATAAGACTGGTCTTGGATACGCATCTGCTTTCGATAGAATTAATGTTCGTCGCTTGTTCCTCACAATTGAACAATCCCTACAAAGAGCTGCACAAGCACAACTATTTGAATTAAATGATGAGGTCACAAGAGCTAACTTTAGGAACATTGTAGAACCATATCTTCGCGATGTTCAGGCAAAACGAGGTCTCTACGGATTCTTAGTTGTTTGCGATACGTCAAATAATACTCCAGACGTAATTGATAATAATGAATTCAGAGCAGACATTTTCCTGAAGCCTGCCAAGTCTATTAATTATGTAACTCTTACTTTTGTTGCTACCAGAACGGGAGTAAGTTTTGAAGAAGTTGCTGGTACTGTTTGATTTAAATTTAACCTAAAAAGGAGGACCTAAAAATGGCAGAGTCAACAATTTCAAAATTTAAATCCACTCTCATTGGCGGTGGCGCAAGACCTAATCTATTTGAAGTAACCATCCCCGGAACTATTCCGGGTGGTGGTGCTTTGGGTGAGTCATTCTCAATTCTTTGCAAAGCAGCGCAATTACCAGCATCAAACATAGCATCTATTGATGTTCCTTTCAGAGGAAGAATCTTTAAAGTTGCTGGAGATCGCACTTTTGATACCTGGACAGTAACCATTATTAATGATGAAAGTTTTGAAATTAGACAGGTTATGGAAAACTGGATGAATTTCATTGGTCAGTATGGCGATGCAAGTGGTGCTACTGATCCTGCAACTTATATGGTTGATGCTTATGTAAAGCAACTTAAGAGAGGAGCATCTGCAGTAACGAGAAATGGTAATGGGGAAGGTGCCGGACTAGTTCAAAACACTGCAGCTACATACAAATTTTACAGTGTTTTTCCAACTAACGTTTCTGCAATTGATCTTTCATACGATAGTTCAGATACAATTGAAGAATTCACTGTAGAATTCCAAGTTCAATACTGGACACCAGTGACTGGAGAACAGTAATAAATACTCTCAGGACTAAACTTAAAAAAATAAATTATGGCAAGATTGTTTGGATTCTCTATTGAGGATAACGAACCATTATCTCCAGGTGTAGTCAGTCCCGTTCCTCAAAATAATGAGGACGGGACTGATCATTACTTGAGTAGTGGTTTTTTTGGATCTTATGTAGATATTGAAGGTGTTTATAGAACTGAGTTTGATCTTATAAAGAGATATCGCGAGATGGCACTTCATCCAGAGTGTGATAGTGCAATTGAAGATATTGTAAATGAAGCAATTGTATCCGATACAAATGATACTCCTATAGAAATTGAACTTTCTAATTTAAATGCAAGTGATGGCATTAAAAAGAAAATCAGACAAGAATTTAAGTACATTCTTTCACTTCTAGATTTCGATAAAAAATCCCACGAAATTTACAGAAATTGGTATGTGGACGGTAGATTGTATTATCATAAAGTCATTGATCTAAAAAATCCACACGAAGGAATTCAAGAACTTCGTTATATAGATCCAATGAAGATGAGATATGTGCGGCAGCAGAAGAAAAGTGAAAAAGACAAATATAGACTATCAAATATCAACTCAGACAACCCAATGGATTTTGAGTTTCCTGAGATTGAAGAATACTTCGTTTATAACCCAAAAATGACATATCCGGCAAGTAACCCATCATCTCTTGGGGGTACTGCTGGAATTAAGATGTCTAAGGATTCTATCACATACTGCACTTCGGGTCTTGTTGATAGAAACAAAGGATCAACACTATCATATCTCCACAAAGCAATTAAGTCACTCAATCAGTTAAGAATGATTGAGGATTCTCTGGTAATTTATAGACTATCACGCGCTCCAGAGAGAAGAATTTTCTACATCGACGTAGGTAATCTTCCTAAAGTAAAAGCAGAGCAATATCTTCGTGATGTTATGATGCGTTATCGCAACAAACTTGTTTATGACGCAAACACAGGAGAAATCCGTGATGACAAAAAGTTCATGGCAATGCTTGAGGACTTTTGGCTTCCAAGACGTGAAGGTGGTAGAGGAACTGAAATTTCTACTCTTCCCGGTGGACAAAATCTTGGAGAAATTACTGATATTGAATATTTTAAGAAAAAGTTATATCGCTCCCTAAATGTTCCCCCATCAAGAATGGATGGAGAAGGTGGATTTAATCTTGGTCGTTCATCGGAAATTCTCCGCGACGAAGTTAAGTTCAGTAAGTTTGTTTCTCGTTTGAGAAAGAGATTCTCATACATGTTCCACGATATGTTGAGAACTCAACTCATTCTCAAAAACATTATTACTCCACAAGATTGGGATGTTATGGAGGAGCATATTCAATATGACTTCCTCTATGACAATCATTTTGCAGAACTTAAGGATGCAGAACTTCTCAATGAAAGATTGAATATGGTTCAGATTGCAGAACCTTATGTTGGAAAGTATTTCTCTCAAGATTATTTGAGAAGAAAGATTCTTCGTCAGACCGATGAAGAAATTCTGGAACAAGATAAGATTATGAAAAAAGAAATCGAAGATGGTATTATTCCAGATCCAAATATTCCCGTAGATCCAAATACAGGAATGCCTTTAGGTCAAGAAACGTCAGGAATGGATTTAGGTCAACCAGTGATGGAACCAAATCTTGATGCCCAAGGGGCCACAACTGAGGCAAGTGGGAAGATTGCAGAAATGCCCAAGGGCGGCGAGATATAAATATAGAAAATATTATTAGGTACTAACAATGGATGAACTTATGGATATGATTGCAGGTGACGAAGCACCTTCGCAAATCAGCGATAAAATTAAAGAACTTCTATTTGCAAAGTCTGCTGAAAAGATTGACGAATTCCGCCCAGCAGTTGCAAACGC